CCTTCCAGGCCGCCACATCGGCATTCCGACAGCCCTTGCAGTCGTACGCCCGACCGTCCCTGTTGTTCTTGTTCCGGTAGAACTCGTCGACCGACTTGACGATCTTGCACGTCGAGCACCGCTTCGTCTCTTCGCTCACCGCAAGAGCGTAGCGTGATGGCCGCAGGGATCAGCAGGGAATCCATCTACCCTCCCTGACAAAGCCGTGGTGCCCGCAGCTCCGGCACAGCACCGAGGGCTCGATGTGCAGCGGGTCCCGCGAGACCAGCTGCCACTTCGGCCCATTGAGGTGCGCGGCCTCGGGGATGTCGAACACGACCTGCCCCTGACACCCGGCACCCTCCGGCGTGGGGTGCGTCTCGATGAAGCCGACCTCGACGTCGCTGTTCAGGGCCGTGGTGAAGGTGATCAGCACATCGGAACCGAGATCCACCACACGCGGGGAGACCGGCTCGTCGGTCCGGCCGCGCATGAGGTCATAGAGGTAGCTGTCCCGATCACTCATGATCAGCCCTTCGCGATGTCCGGGCGCTCGTCGAGGATCGAGCCCAACTCGGGGTAGTCGTCGGCCGCGGAGTGGTGCTCGCCCGCGACGTGCCCGGGCAGCGCCTGGAGCTGGCCGGTCGTGTAGAGCCCACCGCCGAGGTTGCCGTCCAGCTCGACGCGGTAGGCCTCGGTGCCGGGGTACGGCCCGTCCTCGACCGCGGCCACCGTGCCGGGGAAGCCGTCGCAGGTCATCACCCGCTGGCCCTGCCGGAAATCGGCGTAGTCCTCCGCGATCACCGCGAGCCTGCGCATCTGCTCGGTGTCGTGGCCGCGCGCATTCCTGGTGCCCAGACCCATGATGTCCTCCTCACCCATTACCTCGTCCGGCAGGAATGGCGCACAGGATCAGGCGCTTTCCTCCGACTGCGCTTCCTTCGCGATCTCGACGTACCGACGCATTCCGACGTGGTGCGGCGTGCCGAACTTCCCGGTCGGCCGGTAGTTCTGCGGCCGGGTCTCCACGACCTCGCCGTCGTCGCCGCGCACGTCCTCGATCGAGTTGTCCGGCGGCTCGTAGTTCGCTGTGGTGGCCTGCCGGATACCGACCCGGATCGTGCCCGGGATCTTGGCGCCGGTGACGCGCTTGGCGGGCTTGGGCATGTTGGCCCTCTGTTCGTCGGACTCGGGTGGCCGCTGGGCCTGCTGCGGCAGCGGCATCGGGACGAGCTGACCCATGGTCGGGTCGCCGTCGGCACCCTGCTCTTCCTCGTCGCCCGCGGCGAGATCGTCCATGGTCGGCGAGAGTGCCGGGAGCGGCAGCGGCATTTGCCCGATGCCCGGCATCGGGCTGTCCCCGCCGGGCGGCGTGCCGAGCGTGGTGGTGGACAGCGCGGCCTTGGGCTGGAAGTCCTCGGCCAGGTCGTCCTGGATCGGCAGGTTGCCGTCGCGCAGCGCCTTGAAGCTCTCCCGGCGGGCCTCCTGCTCCTGCACGGTGAGCTGCACCCGCTCGCTGGTCAGGCTCTCGATCTCCTCGTCGAAGTCGATGCCGGTACCGATCAGACGGCGCTTGTAGGAGATCGGCACCCCGGCCTGCACCAGGCCTTCGATGAACTGCCGCTCGGTGGCCTCGTCCTGGAGCGTCATGGTGTCGAACTTCAGCTCGGGGATGAGCAGCTTGGGCTGCTCGACGATGCGCTCCTCGCCGGTCTCCTCGTCGACTTCGAGGATCTCTTCCATCTTCACGTACCGCTTGCCGTTGCGGACGTCGTAGTCGAAGTGCTCCTGGGCCTCGGCGACGATCAGCGCGCGGCTCTCGTAGAAGCGCTTGAGCATCCGCTGGTAGTGCGTCAGCAGCTGGGTGACCACATCCCGGTTGAGCGCGTCGGCGGCGTAGGTCTCGCCGGAGTCGGCACCCTGGAGGATGGTCCGGGAGAGCCCGAAGACCTGAAGGATCCGGTCCTCGATGCGGTCGAAGTCCGCGGACATGTCGGGCATGTTCTCCCGGCCGAAAACCGGCTGCATGTCGATCGCGAAGTGGTGGGTCAGGATGCGGAAGTCCCCGGCCAGCGCCGCGTCGAGGGCCTCCTCGAAGTCGTCCAGATCGGCCTTGGTCGGGATCCACGGGGCCTCGGTGCCGAGGTCGCTCGCGCTCGCGCCGAGCTTGGCCAGCACCAGCGGGGTGTAGAGCCGGTCGGCGATGGCGTCCATGGCCGCGTTGAGCATCTCCTCCTGCACGATGGCCCGGAAGCCGCGCATGAGGATCGGGATGCCGCGCTTGTGGAAGGTGTCGCCCTTGAACTTGAGCTGCTGGAGCAGGATGTTCGAGACCGGCATCAGAGCGTTCTCGCCCGCGTAGGCGGCCAGCTCGGGGTAGGCCTTCATCAGCGCGTCGTACTCCCACCGCGGGGAGCGCTCCTGGAGCACCTTGCGCAGCGTGGAGGGCAGCCGGATGAGGTAGCGCGGGTCCTTCAGGAAGGGCGAGCGCTCGACCTCGACGTCGTCGGGCTGGAGCAGCTCGTCGCCGTCCCAGACACCCAGCTGGGCGTTCCACGAGCCGAGCGGCCACGCCTCGCCGGTCAGCCAGTACTCGCGGCCGACGTCGACCAGGTAGTCCTCGTAGTTCAGCTCGTCGAAGAACAGCGCGCCGTGGAAGTCGATCAGCTGCTCGTCCTTGCAGTCGAAGGTCATCCCCTGGAGGGGGAACTTCGAGAAGATGTCGATGCAGGCCGAGACCACCGGGTGGGTCATGTAGAGCAGGCGGCAGAACGCGCGGATCTTCTTCAGCTCGTCGTCGCGCGTGACGTCATAGGGGATGTTGTTCTGGCGCCAGTAGAACATCGGGTCGCGCGGGCGCCCGGTGGCGAACTGGACGTCGGCGCCGCCCCCGCTGACGGTGGTGGCGGTCCGGGTCATCCGGCCCAGGCGGCCGTTGACCGCCCGGTTGCGCCGCATCTCGTCGATCACCGCATCCGGGTCGCTGTGCTTGGAGCCCGCGTAGCCCGGCGCAGGCATCGAGACCCCACCCTTGGGCAGTCGCCCCTGGAGTGCGGCCTGGAGCTGGTTGCCGTCGGGCACGAGGATCCCGCCGTTCCCCGGCGAGGTGGAACGTCGGAAGTCCCGGATCGGGAAGTCAGCCATCGGTGTCCTTCGGGATCAGCAGGGCGCGCAGCACGTTGCCGAACTCGCGACGCACCGGCCATGGCAGGTCTTGCCCGTAGTGGGCCAGCAGTAGCGCCAGCACCGCGAGGTTGTCGCGGCAGGTGCCGCAGAGGGCCACCGTACGGCCGTCGGGAAGATCGACCTTATTCAGCAGGAGAGTGCTCGGGCTGTGGAACTTCGCCCCCTCGCACCCCGTCCCCTCGACGGCAAGCCGACCGGGCAACGAGCTGTGGTCGATCTCCCGCAGCGCCCCGGCGGTGGCGTTGGGGAGGACCATGATCAGTTACCGGTCCGCTCCCGGCGCGTGCGCTGCCGCTCCGAGGTCGGGTCCGGCGGGTTGGCCGCCTTCTCGCTGCGGGTCACCACGCCGTCAGCGATCAGCCGGTCGAAGTCGGCCTTCTGCCGATCGGTGTCGCGGGGCAGTTCCAGCTCGTCGCCGATGGCGTAGGTCTCGCCGTCGGGGGCGGTGAACTCCATCAGGGCGTGCACCTTGGCCATCAGCGTGCTCCGTTCTCGTGGCGGATCTGGGCGATCACCGTCTGCCGGTGCCGGGAGTGGACGAGCGCGAGGTGGCGCATGTACTGCTCGCCGGTCAGCAGGTCCCCGCGGCCGGTGCGCAGCGACTTCTTGGCGAATGGATTGCCGCTGTCGTCGTCGCTGTCGTCGTCCTCGCCACCGTCGTCAGCACCGTCGGCGAAGGGGTTGCTGTCGTCCCCGGAATCAGCCCCCGGAGGGCCGCTGACAGCGCCGGGGCCGTCGGGGGCTGCTCCGGGCGGGACGTTGGCGTTCTGCCCGCCCTGGGGCATCCCAGGCACGTCTACGGGCACGCCGTCGATGGTCTGCGGGAAAGCGGGCATCTGCGGCTGCACCTGCACGGTGAACGCCGTCGAGCAGAACTCGCACTCCACCGTGCCGTCCGAGCGCGCGATCACCTGGCCGCTGCCGCAGAACGGGCAATGGAAGATCGTCTCGCCGTCGCCGGAGTCGTGCGCCTGCACCCGGATGCCCTGGACCCGCTGACCGGGCAGCGCGATGGCGACGCGCAGATTCAGGCTGCGGATCGTGGTATCCACGGGGGCGAACCTCTCGTGTGGGTGGTGCGGCCGGTTCGGCCAGCGGCCGGGCCGGTAGACCTCGTCGGTATCGATGTGCCGGGTCGGCGCGCGCTCCTCGTGCACCGGCTGCGCGCCGGGGATCGAGCGCGGCTGCCAGGGCAGGTCGGTACCGGTGCCGACACGGGCGCAGTCGGCGCACCGGCCCTCGTGCGGCGGGCTGATCGAGGGCGCGTCGAACTTGCGGTCCAGACCCACCTGGGC